CTTATGGCCCAGAAGATAATCGAAGCGCAGGGCCTTAAGTTTGTGGCGTTTACCGGCGGCGCGATGGAAATCAACGGCGAGCAGGTAAGAGGTTATTACGACCCGACGACCAATACTGTATATGTTCGTGCGGACCACCGGCTCTTTAATGCCGATCAGATCGCACGCCACGAAGCGATGCACGACAAGATCCGGAAGAGCGGGAACCCCAAAGAGCTGCTGCGTAATATGCGCGACGAGATGATCAGGCGCCTGGGCGGGGCCGAGAATTTCGAAAAGGTCATGCGTAATTACATGGCACTGTACGAAAGGACCGGTCTTGACTACGAGCGCGTCTTTGAAGAAGCCGTCTGCGACGCGGCTGGCAACATGAATGAATTCGTTTATTCCGGCCACTGGAACGATGCCAGAGCGGCGAAGGGATTCTATGAAGCAGCGCGTGAGGTCGGCCGGCAGCCGATTGAAACCGGAGAAGCCGCACAGACAGAAGGCCGGGCGTCCAACGATTTCCTGCCGCAAACCGAAGCGGAAGAAAAGAGCATGTACGATCCGAATGCCGCTGAGAACATGTACGGCATATATCCGGACGGTCAGAAATTCTCGCTGGATTCCCTTAAGTACGACATCGTAGAGCAGAAATTCCAGCGTGACCTGAAGACAGTCCTTAAGTGGGATGATAACCGGGTGAAACAGCTGGTCAATTCCCTTGAGCATCTGATCGAAATCATGGAGCCTGAAAGGGATATTCTTGACGTCGATCCCGGATACAACCGCGACAACAGACCGTACAGTCCGTACAAGCCGAATAGTGATCCGCTCTATAAGATCTCGCTTGACTATTCGACCCTTTGCCGCAAGCGCCTGATGACGCAGTATATCATCGAGAAGCTGCAGCTCCAGCTGCACCGGCCGATGACCGGCGAGGAACAGATCGCCATCCGCGACATGCTGAAAGAGTACAGAGAACAGGAGCAGGGCCTGCAGGTGGCGTGCGCTATGTGCTATGTCGAAGCTGCCCGGCTGAAATCCCCGGACCAGATGAACAGATACTTTGCTGATCCGGAGCCGATCCTGAAGAACTACTTTGCCCAGAAGAGCAATGCCTACAAACGGAGAGTAGAAGAACTCCAGAAACAATGGAAGATCGACCACGGCTACAATGCGAACGCGACCAAGGCCCAAATGAAAAAAGATAAGCGAGGCCACGGAGCAGCCGACGTCGATGCGCTTGAAAAGTATTCTAACCAGATCCGGATAGCTTATGACCCAGCGAACCGAAAAGACCAGCCGGATGCGGAGCGCGGAAAAGCAGAGCAGGCTGCCATTGCGAAAGTAAAGACGCTTTCCGTAGACGAATATCTGTCTGCCAAGAACCTGCAGAAGCTGAAGAGCAATGTCGAAACCAGCCTGATCTATGACGCGTACACCTCTTACATCCGCGCTGCCACGCACAGCAAGGGCCTGGAGACCGACGTACCGTATTTCTACGGAGACAGCAAGCGGAAGGGCGGACCGTCAAAGAAGTTCATCGAAGCTGTAAACAGAGAGAACGGCATGCGCTTCTCTTCCTGGAGCGATTTCCAGTTTACGCATCTGCTTGACCAGATCATGGCGACGATTGATCTGGCTGTCCGTGGCGCTGCCATGCACGGCTATACCAAATTCCCGGAGCAGGTCCGGATCTTCGGCAATACCGGAGCCATGTTCAACATGTCCGGCGTATCCGGCGGTACCGGATTCAACGAGGACGGATCCCTTTATTTTAGCCCGACGGAATCTATCGACGTCAACGAGGCCATTAAGCTGCGCGACCAATTCCCTGACACGGCTGGCCTGCAGTGCATCGGTATCAACGAGAAGCACACAAGAGCGCTGCTTGCATCAGCGATCATCGACTACGTCATCCCGTACCACGTCAGCGGCCTGAATGCTACGCTACGGAAGATGGCCGGTATCTCAAACTGGAAAGACTACACGTCGGTCCAGGAAGAGCGGGTCATCAATCAGGACGAGAAATGGGATCCGAGCAAAAACTGCAAGGAAAAGGAATGGCACAAGGCACCCGTCTTTTCCGAGTTCTTCGACAAAAACTGGTACAAGGAATATGCCGGCACTGGTAAGGGCGTCGAGGTTATGCGGATGGCCGCTGATCGATACGCCAAGATGTGCGCTGATCGCGGCATGCGCCCGAAGTTTGAAGAGTACCTAACCGGCGAAGGATCCGAGAATTACTGGAAGCTGCTGATCGACCGGAAGATGGTGAACCAGAAGACCGGCGACCTGATCCAGCAGCGACCGGTCACTCCTGACTTTGATTTCTCCGTGATCGAGAAAGAGGTCGGAGACTACGTCAAGGGCGTAAGGGACTCCGTCAAGGAAGGCAAGACCGTTGAGGACCGGGCATACGATTATATCATCGACAGCCTGGACCAGCTGCCGGCACGGATCGAAACGCTGAAGCGCGAAGGAGCTGTCGAGAAAAACATCGCGAAGGCAGAAAAGTACAAAGCCAAGATGAAAGAGGCGGAGCGCCAGGCGAATATTCTTGGCAACGAAATGTATGCAGCGCATCCGAAGCTGGGTGCGGCGTACAGAGCCAGCCAGGATCTGGACTCCGAAGGCAGGCAGCTCTCCGCAGCCCAGCAGCGTTTCTTCAAGGACAGCAATGTGCGTGACAAGAACGGCAACCTTCTTGTTATGTATCACGGATCATTGGATGATTTTACCGTATTCGATAAGAATAAGATCCGGCCCGTTGACTATGATACAGTTTTTAACGGCTTCTGGTTCTCGTCGAGTGAAAGCGGTGCATCCCCCGCGTTCCGCGATGCAAAATATACAAAAGCAGTATACTTGAACATAACAAACCCCGCGCCGAGAAAAGTGTGGACGAAAGTAAACAGGGACGTTATTGCTGATCAAAATGTTCGTAATGGTGCGAGAAGTTACAATGATGAGGTTCGGTATCGCCTCCAGGACATGGGGTATGATGGCGTCCACTATGACGGGCCGTATTTATTCGACGAACGTAATGTGAAAGAGTATAACGAAACGGGATCTACGACGTTTGCGTCCGCTGGTGGTGTACTGTATGATCTTCGGAAGTCCGAGTATGACGACGCGAGACTATATCCACACGGGTCTTGGAATGAAATTATCCCGTATATGTCTGCGGAGGATTTTCTGGAGGACAACTACAACGAATACAGACGCGAAGATATTTGGGTGGCGTTTGAGCCGGACCAGATTAAGCTGGTTGACAACCAGAATCCGACCGAGAACCCGGATATCCGGTATAGCCGCGAGCTTGCTCCTGTATTCTATTCCAAACTGGAGCGCGAAATAGAAGCATTCAAGGGCGACAAGATCGGTGCGGCGAGCGCCGTCCAGTACCTGAAAGGCAAAGGTGTGAAAGATGAGGACATCAAGTGGTCCGGCATCACCACGTTCCTGGAAGGGAAGAAGAGCGTTTCCAAGTCAGATCTAATCGGTTTTCTGCGAGCGAACAGGCTTGAAGTTGTCGAAGAAGTCCTTGACGATTCTCCTACCGACATCTACATTGGTGCTAACGGAGAAACGATAAATGCATCACACTATTTCACGGATGACGGCGAAGAGTTTGAGTCTCCTGATGAGTTTGAGAAGGTCGCAAAACAGCTTGCGTATGACGAAGGTTATGACGCGGAAGACGTTGAGGTAATCGATTATGGCAATATGATTTCGGCTGAAGTAGACGGAGAAACAATACTTGAAGCGAGCATGCCGTCTCCGTATGATTTGGCTGACGCAGATGCGAAAAGTGTTACCGCGACGAGGTGGGAAGACTATGCCTTAGACGGTGGAAACAATTACAGGGAGATCCTTTACCGCCTTCCTCAAAGCAACTTCCAGAACGACGCAATGCAAGTCCATTGGGGGCGCAAGGGCGTTGTTGCACATGCTCGCGTTCAGGACTTTATATCTGGCGGCAAGAAGGTCCTCTTTGTTGATGAGATCCAATCCGATTGGCATAACGAAGGCGCAAAGAGTGGGTATACCGGCGAGGATGACAGCAGCAAAAAAGAGCGAATTAGGAAAGAACGAAAAGCAGCTAATGATGCCTACGAAGATGCTCTTAAGAACGCTACTGCCGCCATGCAGAAGTATGTGTTTAAGCCTGCGGGATATGACTTCAGCGACTTTGAAGCGACGGAAAGAACGAGAGACGACCTCAGGTATTTCTCATACGCAACAAAGGAAGAAGCGACGGAATGGCTCGATGGTATATATGGGAAGTGGGGCGTACAGAGAGGTGCGATAACAAAAGCGGTAGATGCTCTTTATGAAGCCCATAAAAAAGCAACCGAGAGAATCGATGTGCTTACAAGAACGAACAAAGAAATACATCAGCACCCGGTTGAAGATGCGCCGTTCAGAAACAATTATACTGATTTCGTTTTGAAGGATTTGTTGCGAAAAGCTGCTGAAGGAAATTACAGTTATTTGGCGTGGACGCCTGGCTGGATGCAGGAGGAGCGGTGGAGCAAAGAGTATGCGGAAGGGTACAAGATTGAATACGATCAGCAGATCCCTGCATTCTTGAAGAAATATGGCAAGCAATGGGGGGCAAATGTTTCCCGAATTAGCCTTGATCATCACTATGGGTTCCAGGTTCCTGCCATTGAAATCACTGATTCGATGCGTGACGGCGTCTTGTATGAAGGCCAGCCTATGTTCTCCCGTGATCTTTCTACCAGCGACCTCTTCGAAGCGAACCGGCAGCTCCGGAAGGATCTCTCCGAGATGCGGCAGCTGCTTAAGACCCGTACGGCCCAGAAGGAATATTGGAAAGGCCAGACGAAAGTGACGGAAGGCCGGCGGCTGCGGCAGGATGACGTGAACCGGCTGGCCAGAGAGCTGATCAAGAGCGGCGACAGCTTCGCCAAAGCGGAGACCATCGGGAAGAAACTGAAGGATCTGGGCGAGTACCTGCTGAACACGGAAGACGATTTCGATACGCTCCATGACCAGAGCCGGATGATGGCCTATGAGATTGCCCATGATATCCTGGACAATTCCAAAGTCCTTAATACCAAAGGCAGCGAAGACTTCTATCAGGATTTCCGGGATTACCTGCGGAATAACGCGATCTATGTGGCGCCGTCTGTCCGGAGTGAGCTGGCCCCTGATGGCTGGAACGATTTCCGGAAAGACCTGTTCGGCACTATGACGCTGACGGCTGATCAGACCAAGGGGCAGACAGTAGACAAGGCATATCAGGATCTGCGGTCACAGTTTGGCGACTGGCTGCTGCCGGAAGACATCAGCAACGAGGCGGACCAGCTGAACCGGATCCTGGAGATCGTCGAAACTTACAGGCCAGTATATGAGAACCAGAACAGCTATGACATGGCGGACGCAGTGGAATGGACGACTAACGAGATTCTGACCCGGATTATCGGTGAAGAGATTCGCGAAACGAATCCGACCTACGCTGATCGGATGGAAAAGAAGCTGGCCCGGCAGAAAGAAAAGAGTCAGGCGGCGATTAAGCGGGTCCGGCAGCAGCGTGACCGGAAGGTGGAGAACATCAAGCAGCACTACAGGGAAACGGCGGAGAAGAACCGGAACCGGAAGATTGAAAGTGCAGAACGCGAGCGACTGCTGCACATCGCACGCCGGCTGTCCAACATGAAGCTGCCGCGAGTACAGAGAGCTTTGCTGGATCAGTACATCGGAGACCTGGACCTGGTGTCTAAGAGCATCACCGGCCGTACAGTGAGAGACCTCCGCGCCTTGGCGGCGAGATACATGGCGCTAAAGAAAAAAATGGGCGATGACTTCATCGCGGATCCGTACATCGAAGGAAAGCTGGAACGCCTGGGCAAGAAGCAGATTAGCGACTTGACGCAGGAAGAGGTCCTGGACCTCACGATGGTCTTGCAGAACATCGAGACCATGCTCCGGACTGAGCAGAAGCTGATAAACAGCAAGGTCAAGGAAGATACTTATCTTGCCGGCGAGCGAGTCATCGACGATATCCGGAACAGCAACGGCAAGACCGGATTCCTGAATAAGTTCATCTCCACTGAGACTGCCACGCCGGAGAGAGAGATCCACCGCGTGACTGGGTACAATGAGGAAGACCCGCTGTACCAGGTGACGAAAGAGCTTTCCGACGGCCAGCGCAAGATGCTTGACTATCAGATGCGGGCGGAGGCACTCTTCAAGAAATGGACAACGGATAAGACTTTCATCCGAAAGATTGCCGGGAAGAATGCCGAGCTTATCAAGATCCAGGGCCTTGTGGACGGAAACCTGAAAGAGGCGAAGATCACGCCGGCCATGCGGATGTCGCTTTATCTCCATGAGAAGAACGACGACAATATGACCCATATTGCGACCGGCGGCGTAAGGATCCCCGACTGGGATCTTTACCGGAAGGGCAAGCTGCAGGACGCCTACGACAAGGGTGAGCGCGTGGTCTTAAGCCGCAGCATGGTGAAAGAGATTGTCTCTCACATGACTCCTCAAGAGAAAGCGTTTGCCGACGCGGCCAGCGCGTACTTCAACGGCATGTCCAGGAACGAGATCAACGACGTCAGCGAAGAGACCAAGGGATATGCTCTGGCGAACGTGCCGTTCTACTTCCCGATCAACACCGACGATGCTTTCCTGAACAAGGAATTCGATACCATCAAGAACGACGGGTCTATCGAAGGCATGGGCTTCACGAAAGAACGTAAGCCGAGCGCGAGCAATCCGGTACGGCTGTATGATCTGACGGACGTCCTGAACAGAAGCATCCAGCAGCACAGCAAGTACGTCGGCTTGGCGATCCCGGTCCGGAACATGAATAAACTGTACCGCGTTATGTCTCAGGGATACGGGACGAGCGTTGTCGAAGCACTCAAACAAAACTGGGGCAGCGAGGCAACAAAGTACATTGAGAAGATGATGGCCGATATCCAGAACGGTACCGCCCACGGCAGTGATGTGTGGGGCAGCGCTTTGTCCAAAGCGAGAAGCCGGTACGCAGCTGCGGTCCTGACCATGAATGCCAGCGTCGCAATGAAGCAGGCCGCATCTTACCCGACGGCTGCCGCAGTTGTCGGCTGGGGGCCGCTGATCAAGGCATTCGCGGATCTGAGAAAATACGGCGACAATACAGTCGCGGTCGATCAGCTGGCGAAATACACTCCGCTGTACTGGTACCGCAGCAAGGGCTTCTCTACAATGGAGCTTGGCGATATCGGAAAGGGAGACAAGCATATTCCGAAGCTGCTTAACTGGATCCAGGGAATTGATATGCTCACCACAAGAAAACTTGCGAAGGCTGCAATGTATTACGTGGATGAGAATAACAAAAACCTGAAGCACGGATCCGAAGAGTGGTATCAGGAAGTGGCCAGGATCTACAACAGGATCATTGAGGAAACGCAGCCTAACTACACGATGATGCAGCGACCGCAGATCCTTCGGTCGGACAGCGATTTCACGCGTGCCTTGAACATGTTTAAGACACAGCCTTTCCAAAACTTCAATATCCTGTATGATGCTTTCGGAAATCTTGCCGCGAAGTCCAGACAGTACAAAGCGTCCGGAACAAAGGAAAACCTTGAAGCGCTTCAGGACGCAAGGAAGAACGCCGCAAAAGCGGTTGGATCGCAGATTGTATCCGCGTTTGTTTTTGCACTGATGCAGTTCGTCTGGGATTCTTTCCGTGGCAAAACAGACAAGTACAGAGACGAAGACGGAGAGAAGGACGTGCTGGCTTGGATGAAAGGCATTGGCCTCAACGTCTTAGGATCAGCCGGAGGCATGGTCCCGTTTGGCAGCTACGTCCTGGAGCTTGGCGAGGCCATGACAGATGCAGTCTTAAAGGCGTTCAAAAAGGACCCGTTCTTTGACCAGACATTCTACGGCCTTTCCGAGAACGCTGCTGAGGCTTTCAACGACGTTGGAAATGCTTTGATCAAGACCGCAAAGAATGCAGCAACGGCATTGGAAAGCGGAGAGATATCTGAATCCACGGTCCGGTCCGTCATAGAAAGCGCAACAGATCTTGCACAGTTCGCCGGCAAGCCGGTTGGGAACATACTCAATCTGGCGAAGGCGATTGCGCGGAAGGCGATACTTACCACAGAAGACGATAAGTACATTGCAGAATACAAGGCCATGCGCTTAATCACCGACCCGAAGAAATACAAGAGCGATTACTATAAGCTCCTGAACAAGGCCGTGCGCGAGGCGCCTGACTCCTACAAGAAGCTGTACGATATGATGCTTGAAGACAAAGACGTTATCAACGGCGACGAGACGTTTGGAACGGATGCGAAGTCTCCCAAGGAGAATATCGACAGCAAGATCAAAGACTGGGGTTATGATGTCCTGGACGATGTGTGGCACAATGATCCGTCTTCCTTCGCTAAAACGCGGACCCAGATGATTAACCTTTATGGCGATCCGTTCGCAACGTCTACCAAGACGGCTGCCGAGAATATTGACACAAAGGTAAAAGGCTGGGAAAAGGAGAAGGCAAAGACAGAAGCATTTTATCAGAACACGTTAGATGATCTTCAGTCGTCTTCGCTCTGGAACAAGGCGACCGACAAGCAGAAGGAAAAGACAATGGACCAGCTGGTCTCCATTGCGGCCGGGCAAGACGAAAAAATGCAGTCTGTTATTTCTGGCGGTAAATCAGTTGGCCTTGATTCTACGGAATACCTTCTGTTTAAGCTGGCGCTTCAGATGGCGGACGCTGCATCAGACGGAAATGGGAGCTATACGAATGCCGAGTATGAGAAGGCGATACAAATGGTTCCTGGACTGAGCAATGCAGAAAAATCTTATCTATGGAGTTCGTCACATTCAAGCGACAAGAACAATCCCTGGCGATAAGGGATCCGGGGGAGGCTTCGGCCTCCCCTTTTGACTAAACTTTGACTAAACTTTTTTCCCACGAGCCGGTGAAACACTACCAAATATGATATAGAATTGTCATAAAAGATAGTTAGAAAAACCCTTGCTGTATCAAGGGAAAACGCGATTTGCAGGTATATCAACGAATTTCGCTATCTTGCTTTCATTTTATTTGTATCGCATTCGAGTCCCCTATGCTCCATGAAGAATTCCCTTGAAAAATCAAGGGTTTTTTTATTGCCGACTAAACTTTGACTAAACTTTTCTTATTTTTTCACCGGCTTTAGGCTTTCCAGATGCTCGATATACTGACTCATTTCGCGCTTGTGAGCGTCAGCCAGAGCCTTTATATAAATCTGCTGCGGGGTCTGCATGTTGGACCAGCCGCCGATTTCTTTTATGCTTGCCATGCTTACGCCCTGCGTCGCCATCAGCGAAACCGCGTGCTTTCGCAGGTCGTGAAAGCGGAAGTGCGGTAGCCCTGAATTCTTAAGGACCTTCCCAAACCACTTCGTAATTTCGTCCGGCCTGTAGTCTACAAGCGGGCCGGCCTTCGGCATCTCGTCTATGACCCATTGCGGCAGCTGCACGTCCCGGACAGACGTTTCGGTCTTCGGCAGCTTCGTGATCCATTTCCCGTCTTCGTCTTTGACCATGTCCTTTTCCACGCGGATGTATGTGCCGTGGATGTCGTCAGCAGTCAGGCAGGATATTTCCCCGCGCCGGAGCGTAGCAAAAGCGGAGAGAAGGCAGGCCCGGTACAGCCGTTCGTCCCATTCTCTGGCGCATTCCAGCACCTGCAGGACCTCTTCCGTTGACGGCACGTAACCTTCGTAGCGCCGGCCTTGCGGGAACCGGACGGACAGGTCAGCCTTTGGCACGAACATTCTGACGGCAGCTGCCAGAAGACCGTATGTGTTCGTGACCGTCTTCTTGGATACACCGTCAGATATATCCGATACCCATGTCTGGATCGTCTTTGAGTCCAGCTGATCTATACGGACGGCTGCGATCTTGTGCGGCGTGATATACAGCTTCTGCTTTGAGAGATACCCGGCCACAGTTGCCGGAGACAGCACGCCGCGCTTGGCGTCGATGTACTGCGTGACGGCATCCCCGACGGACAGCTGAACATGCTGTTCTGTATCGGCCTTTACCTGGGCGGCAAGCATGGTGCATTCTTTCTTCGTATCTGCCGTCACCGTTTTGTACTTCTTCTTCCCATCAACGGTCCCGATATAAACGATTGATTGCCATCTTCCGGATGGCAGCTTGCGAGCGTTCATGTGTTTATCCTTTTCTGCGAAAGCACATTCTCATAGTGCTTTGCATTGTTTTCGGATGGATTGATATTATTTATTTTTTCTATTGCCAGCGTACAAGCGAGAAGCATCTTATAATATGTGGTTCCAAAATCAGTGATGGCGTAATAGTCATGTATTATTTTGTCCCTAAAGTGAGAATCTTCTGCATGCTTACTAAGAAACTCTTCTGCGGACAAGTAAAATAGAATTCGATCCTTCTCTCGAAATAGTTTAACAATTTTCTTTTTATTATCCCTTAACCATTTCTCACGGTGCGCATCAAACAATGCATTTCCCCCGTCAAAATAAATACGGGATGTATGCTCCCTGTATATAGAGAAAATATAGTCGCAATCGTCAATTTCCGATTCCGACAGAATAAACTGCGGATGGCTTTCGGACAAAATGCTGTTAAACCAAACGACGACATATTGACGCCTGACCGCAAACCGCTCACTACCATATAGCATATGGAGAAAAGAACTGTAATGAACCGATTTATAATTCCAACCAAAAACGAAATATGATATTACAAGAGTGACAACCGCAGTTATAATTACTGTTTCAATTATCGCGCCAATGTTCATTTTTGCCTCCCGTGTAGTAAATCAAAAATCGTGCCGTGATTGTATAACCTTGCCGACGATCCGCACCGGCAGCTGCTCTACTTCTTCCCAGGTGTAGACGATAGGTTCATAGATGGGATTCAGCGAGACCAGCGCAAGCGTATCCGGGTACCGCTGCAGCTTCTTGCAGGTGCCTTCTTCGCCGTTGACCGTGACGATCACGATCTCCCCGTTTTCCGCGTCCGGCTGTTCCCGCACAATGACGGTATCCCCGTCAAGGATCTTCGGAGACATGGAATCGCCTTTCACTTTTAGCGCATACAGGTTCTGATCACCCGCTGCCATCGCAGGATCCACCATCACTTCGCCGATGACATTCCCTTCGTCAAACAGCGGCCGGCCGGCAGCGACGCGACCGAGCAGCGGGATCCGGAGAGAGTCCAGGACCGGAGATGCACCGGCGGGAAGACTGTCTCTATCATTCTCTCTTGTCATGTTCTTAACATCGTGAATTGTCACTGGCATATCGTCGGCTTTTTGAAGCAAGTCTGTTAAAGTCATTCCCATAGTGTTCGCGATTTTAACGAGCTGATCAATGTTCGGCTTTATCGGGAGACCTGTTTTAGGATTCTTGTTCTTTTCAAGCATGGAAATATATCCGTTTGAAAGGCCGCATGCCAGTGCGAATTGCCTTTGTGACATTTCGTGAGCATATCTGTATGAAGTAATAATTTCCCCTAAAAGCATTTTCTCCTCCTCAATAATAGTGTGGTAAAATGCATTATACACATGTTTAGCAGACTTGTCAAACTCGTTTCACATTTTCGCAAAAAAATAGTAAAAACCGCTTGACAATGTAAAATGGATTTGGTATATTGTGTTTAGCCGATTAAACAAGCCGAGACAGGAGGTTATTCATGGGATACAGGATTAAGGAATTACGTGAAGCAAAAGGGCTCTCTCAGGCTACCCTTGCTTCTTTGTGCGGCGTTTCGCGCCAGACCATAATCAACATGGAAAAAGGGAAAACGCGTACCACGACGTCGAAAACACTTCTCGCGATTGCGAAAGCGTTGGATACGACCGTGGACTTTTTATTTACTCAAACTGTTTAACCGTTAAACAGACACGAAGGGAGAAACACTATGGCTAAAGACATCTTAGAGGACGTGCTTGCGTACCTGGACGAAAACTGGGACGGCACGGAAGAGGAACCGGCATCCGGCTATTGGGAAGAGATGCACCGGATCCACGGCAAGGTCGTCGATTATCGGCAGGAAGCCTACCACGACGTGCGAGTCTGGGAAGACGGCTACGAAGAGAGATTCTACATAGGTGACTGAGATGATGAACGTGATACTAAAGAGCCTGATCGACATCGGGCGGAAGAGCCCCTGGCTGGCACAGCAGCTTGGAATCAGCTTGACGACCATGTACCGCAAGCTGAAGACGGATGGATGGGACTACAAAGAGCTAAAGAGAATGAAGGAGATCTTCAGATGGAAAACCTTGGAAGGATAGTAAAAGGAATCACACTTCTGGCCGCAGTCGTGACGACGCTGTTCTCACTGGCCATTCTGGCGCTGGGGACGCCCAGCGAAGGTACACCGATTGTTCTGGCGGTATCCGCCATCATCTCAATAGCACTGCTTATAGAGATCAACACAAGGAGAGACGCATGAACCAAGTATTTATCCACGGACGCCTGACCCGTGACCCGGAGATCCGGTATACGTCAGGCGAGAACAGCACAGCGGTTGCCAAGTACGGCATCGCGGTAAACCGGCCCGGCAAAGACAAGGGCGCTGACTTCTTTGACTGCACCGCTTTCGGCAAGAATGCCGAGTTCGCCGAGAAGTACCTGAAAAAGGGAACGGCCATTCTGATCCAAGGATCCTTACGGCAGGACACATGGACCGACAAGAACGGCCAGAAGCGAAGCTCTGTAGGGATCATCGTAGAGCGGCACGAATTCACCGAGAAGAAGGATGAGCGCGACCGCATCCCGGATCCGAAGGCCGGCAGCGAGTTTATGGAGATCCCTGACGGGGACGAGGAATTGCCTTTCACCTTCTGATTGAGCCCGCCAGCCGAGCTGCGGGCAAACCGGTTTTATCATATTTTCCCGGTATCTCCTTTCGAATCAAGCGCGTACCCCACGCGGAAAAGCTGGCAGGGGAACGCAGGCAGCGGCGGGAGAGCTGCGGGACCGCGTGCAGGTGACACTTACGGGAGGTCATAGCCCGTTTGGCTGGGTCCAAGTCCCAGACGCGGAAGATCTAAAAATTTGATCAAGAGAGGAGAAACACTATGACACTGAGAGAGATTACTGACGAGAGGATCCGGCTGCTGCTGGAGATGATGGAGGCCCCGGAGATCGTGATCCCGGAATCCGACGGAACGAACGATGACGAGATCGCCGCGCTGACCGAGCAGAAGGCGATGCAGGAGCAGGCATTCGCCGACACGCTGGAAATGATCCAGATGGACTTTGCCGAGAAGATCGACGGATACTGCACCGTCCGCTCCCAGATCGCCGCAGAGCGGGACATGGTCAAGGCAGAGAAGATACGGCTGACGAAAGAGCAGAGCCGTCTGGAGAAGAAACTGGAGCGCCTTGACAATGCCATGCTTCACGCCATGCAGGTCATGGACCAGAAGAAGGTTAAAGGCCAGTTCTACACGGCATCCACGCGCAGCAGCACAACGGTACAGATCGACGCGGAGAGCGTCTTTGAGATCCCGGACGATTACCTTCGCTACAAGGATCCGGAGCCGGACAAGGCGGCGATCAAGAAGTACCTGAAGGACAACAGCGCGACCTGGGCGCATCTGGAAGAGACCCAGAGCCTGGTCATTAAGTGAACGAAAGGAGAAACACATGGACAACTACTTCCAGCTGCTGAACAGCATCAACGTAAACGACAAGACCGAGAAGAAGAACGGCCTGACGTACCTGTCCTGGGCATGGGCCTGGGGCGAAGTGAAGAAGATCTTCCCGGACGCGACCTACACCGTCTATGAGAACAAGGACGGTTGGCTGTACCACACGGACGGCCGGACCTGCTGGGTGAAGACCGGCGTCACGGTGAACGGGATCGAACACATCGAATACCTGCCGGTGATGGACTTCCGGAACAGCAGCATCCCGCTGGAGAAGGTGACGAGCTATGACGTCAACAAGAGCATTCAGCGGAGCCTGACGAAAGCTGTCGCCCGACACGGCCTTGGACTTTACATCTACGCCGGCGAAGATCTCCCGGAAGAAGAGACGAAGAAGGACGAGCCGAAGGAAAATGCTCCTGCTGAAAGTATTCCGGCGAAAACTGCCAAGGAAGAGCCGAAAACCGAGAAAATAATGCAGGATCCGAAAGCGAAAGAGGAACCGAAGCGCCCCGGCCTGATCAACGCCTTGACCAAGAAGGAGATCACGCTGATGGCCAACAAGGCAAGTATGCCGATGGAAGAGATCCTGAAGCAGGCGGGCGTCAAGACGCTGGATGACATGACCCAGCGCACGGCAGAAGCGGTCCGGAAGGCACTTGGCCTGCGGATCAAGCGACTGGCAGAGGAGGCAAAGAATGGATCTGATGGGAAGGCTGCTGTATAGGGCGAGAGACTTTAAGACCGGATCATTCCTGCTTACGTTCGCCATTGACGAGATTCCTCCGGGGGTAGACAAGCTCCCGGAGGGAGACCTCACAATCAGCCTTAAGAAGTACAAGCAGAAACGGTCCCTGAACGCCAACAATCTCTATTGGGCGATGATAGGGAAGATCGCCGAAGCTGTAGAAGAGTCCAGGTATTACGTTCACAACATGATGCTGCGGGATTACGCACCGCTGAAATTCATAGACGGAGAGCCGGTGACGGTGTTCCTGCCGGATACGGACAGGGCCAGGAGAGAGATAGACAACGACCAGTACCGGCACGTGGCACCGACAGGGTACACGGTAACAAGGAAAGGCATAGTCCTTTCCGAGTACCACGAATTGAAAGGATCCCATGAGCTGGATACGAAAGAGATGGCCCGGCTGATTGAAGGAACCATCGCAGAAGCAAGGGCCTTGGGAATATCCACGATCACTGACGAGGAAATGGAGAGGATGCTCGCATGAAGTCAATTATACAGATCGACGATGACCGGTGCTTTGTATGCCACATGGCATACGGCACGCAGTGGCACCACATCTTCGGGAAGAATCCGCAGAGAAGCTACAGTGAGCATGACGGTTTGAAGATCCGCGTTTGCGCTGACTGTCATGACAGGATCCATTTCGACAAGGACGACAGCAGCCAGCTGATGGAGAAGTATCACAAGCTTGGCCAGGAGAAATGGGAGGCATATTACGGACCGAAGATGATCAGAGAAGGCAAGGATCCGCGACAGGCATTCATCGAAAGGTACGGGAAGAATTACTTATGATCGACAGCATCGTGCTTATGACAGATGAGAGAACGCGCAAGAGCTTTGAGGCCATGAACGCGGAAGACGCCGGCAACATCCTGAAGGGCCTGCTCCGCCATGCTGCCGGCGAAGAGATCGACGACAGCGACTGGTCTCCACTTGCTCAGGCAGTATACCCGCTGATTGAAGGACAGGTTGACCGGATGACACAGCTGCGCGACAAGAACCGGGAAAACGGTTTGAAGGGCGGGCGTCCTACTAAAACCGAAACAAAACCCAACGAAAACCCAAACGGAACCCAAACGGAACCGAACACAAAGCAAATTAAAGCCCCTGTACCTGAACCTATACCTGTACCTGATAAAGAGAAAGAATCCCCTTCGGGGATGAGAAAGAGCGCACCGCGCTTTTCCCCGCCCACAGTGGACCAGGTGGCAGAGTACGCACGGAGCAAGGGCCTGCGTATGGATCCGGAGCGCTTTGTAGACTTCTACGCCTCAAAGGGCTGGAAGGTGGGCAAGGATCCCATGAAGGACTGGCAGGCAGCTGCACGAAATTGGGCGGCACGTGACCGAACATCGAAACCGGCGGACGTGCCGAAGGACACAAGGCGCATTGACTACGACGGAGCGGCGATGGCAATGTTCCTGGCGGACATTCAGGGGGCAACGGGATGAGAGTCGTTATTCCCTTTCCGCCGATCACGAAAAAAAACAGCCAGAGAATCATCCGGGCAGGAAGCAGAAGCCTGATCACGCAGAGCGAGCAGTACGTGGCCTATGAGCGGGACTGCATGCTCTATCTGGCGAAATATAGACCGGAGAAGCCTATCGACTATCCGGTGAACGTGAAAGAGATTTATTACATGCCGTCGCTCAGAAGAGTGGACCTGCTGAACCTGCAGGCGGCGACAGATGACATACTGGTCAAGGCCGGGATCCTGGTCGATGACAACAGCAAGATCGTGGTGAGCCACGACGGATCAAGAGTACGGATCGACCGGAAGAACCCCCGGACGGAGATCTGGATAGAGAGGAGCATGGATGAGCAGCGTGCGCGAGAGACGTGAAGAGATGGGCATGACACAGCAGGAACTGCTGGCAAAACTGAGAGAGACGGATCCCCGGATCGACATCGGGACTTTGAGCCGGATCGAGAACGGATATGTGCTGCCGGCATCAGAGGAGATCCTGACGGCCCTGGAAAGGCACTTGCAAGCCGCGAGAAGCGATTTATTTGAGGCCGTGGAAGTATTTGCTGTTTCAGGCACAAAAGCCCCTGTAGGGCGAATTACGATGCTTGTGGCAGATGCGGTCCCGGAAGGAAAAGAGAACGCAATCAGCCGGAAGGAATTGGCCGAGAAGCTGGGCGTATGCGACAGGACCATGCGCGAGTGGCTGGAGAATGCGAAGCTGGACGGACTGGTGATTGCGAATGACCAGGACGGCAAAGGGTACTACCAGCCGGTGACGGAAGAAGAGATAAACCGGCAGCTGATCCAGATCAGGAACCGGACAATGACGCAGCTGGCCCAGATGAAATACCTGCGGAGGAAGAGAGCATGAGCGAATGGATCAGAGTGAGCGACCGCCTACCGGAAGATGAGCGACACGTGCTGTGCTGCACGGAGACGAAGAGCGGCAGGAAGAACATAGTGATCGGGTACTACATGCCCCAGAAGAACGTGGAGCGCTGGGCCTGCGGAATGAACAGCAACGTGATCGCCTGGATGGAGCTGCCGGAGGTGCCGGAATGACAAGAAGTGACGCGGAAAAAGAAGGACTTGTTTACCCGGACGAAAGCGCAGAATACTGGAAAGGCATGGCAATGAGCTATGAGTCTACAGTGCGTAAACTGATTGAGGCAATCAACATGCCTGCACATTCAAAATGGACACCGGCGACAAAACACCCAAACAAAAGAGAGCGTGTATTGGTTTTTTGCTGCGATGGCTGTATGACAGACGGGTATTACGATGACGGGTGGTGGTGGTGCGCTTTAAGTGAGCGGTGCTATACAGACGAAGAGGGAATGATTACTGCATGGATGCCGATGCCGGAGGTGCCGGAATGAAATACAAACCGGCGAAGATGACGGTGTGCGAACCGGTGAAGTATATCGATCCTGGATTTGAAGGAAGTATTTATCATGCAGAGCTGTCTCCCGACAGGATCCTCCCGTTAGTGGAGCCAGGAATGGTAAGCCGGATGCTGAAACATGAGATCATGCAGATCAAGGACCAGCGGATAAGCTATCAGGATGCTCATGGTGTGATCCTGCGGGTGCCGACGGTCGAGGCGGTCCCGGTCCGGCATGAGAAGTGGCTGGACGTAGAGAATGACATCTGCGAGATAAAGCTGAGCGGAGATCTTTGGAAGCACAGGATATGCACAGGCTGCGGAAGTAAAACAATGGCACCGTCGGGGGATAGGGTGTATTACAAGTACTGCCCGTGGTGCGGAGCAAGGATGGGGTAAAGATGAGCGGAATCTATATCAAGGGCGCAAAGATGCCGAATAACTGCTGCAGTTGTCAATTATCGTCGCACGATATGTGCTTGCTCTGCGGGAAAGACGCGGATGATTGGCTTGAAAGCAGACCGGAATATTGCCCACTCATCGAACTTCCCGACCACGGAGACCTGATTGATAAGACGGATCTGATGGCGAGCCTTGCAGACTGGCAACTTTCAGAAGCGCCGGAAGAAGGAATTAACTGGGATAGCGGCAGAAACGTAACGAGCCACGAATTGCAGTACAGCATATATCGGCTTTTAGGTGATGTCTACGAAGAAGTGAGAGACGAGCCTGTGGTCATTCCGGCAGAAAGGAGCAAAGATGCTCAAAAGGCTGATTGACCGTATAAGACAACGAAGGTTTTGCAGACTGAACAGATATTATTGCCCAGACTGCATTTATCACGATTTCGTTTTTGAGGGTGCGGTATTCAGAGGAAACAAGTGCCGATGGGCAGAAAGGAGTGAAAGTGAAGATGAATAACGCAGATAAATTCAAACAAATGCGTGATGTTCCCGATACAAATGTCGGTGACTTAATCAGCAGACAGGCGGCAATCAAGGCAATAGATTATCTGCCGAATTGCTACAACGGCTACAGCGATACCTACGACAAGGCGTACATCATCGGGGTGCTTGAAGATTTGCCTACCATCGAACCAGAAAAGTATGAATATCATTATGACCACACGGATTGCATCTGGTATCGTCCAGAAGCACGGAACAGATGTCCAACGACATGCGCCCAGTACAGAGATGGATGGAACGATGCCATGAATTATATCTTCCGTGATGGAAAGGGCTATAGGCCTTACAGAAGGGATAAGCAATATGGAGAATGATTTAATCAGCAGACGGGCGGCGATAGATGCAATATTCAGCGAACCGCTTTATGAATCTGGTATGAAGAAAAGAGACGCCGATGTGGTCGTTCCTGCGATTTATGAAAAGATAAGGTCATTGCCATCTGCACAGCCAGAACCGGTGAAGCATGGGAAGTGGATAAAAATAGGTGACGGCGATTTCTGCGGTGTCGTACAATGCTCCGAGTGCCTTTGTGATTTTGATTATATAGACGGCTTAGATTATTTATGTCATAGCCAAGAATTACCGAGCTACTGTCCCAACTGCGGAGCGAGAATGGATGGTGAAAGGAGCGAAAAATGAAAATGGCATTATGGATTATAGCAATATGCGAAGCAATCAGGGCGGTGCAGAATTTGTTGCAGTTGCGGATGCTGAAGAGAGACACGGGCGCAAGAGACAACGCATACGCGCAGTTCATTAAATCGCTGAAGCAGACGGACAAAGAGTTTGTCAGGCAAATGCTTGAGGAGTTCGAAAGGAGCGAAGAATGATATGACAAACTATGAAGCGATTGAAACGTTAAAAGCAAACTATCCAGATGCTTGCTATGAACAACTTAGAGAAGCCGTAGACAAAGCAATCAAGGTATTGAACGCAACAGGAGACACGATCAGCAGACAGGCGGCGATTGATGAACTTGAAGAAAGAATTAGAGCAAATGGGTATTCAAATACAGCGTTGGTTTCGGAATTAAATAGAAGCATCGGATACATTATGCGATTGCCGGCCATCGACCCGGTAAAGCACGGGAAGTGGGAACTGGTTGACAAAGCAGAACCGATGCGGTACGGATGTTCAGAGTGCAAGCGGCTATCTTACACACAAGACAACTATTGTTCGTACTGTGGCGCAAGAATGGACGGTGTTGAAAAGATAGGTCATTGGGTTGACCATATTAAAGATTTCTGGTGTAGTGAGTGCGGGTGTAGGATCTTACCAGAACAGGTAGATTCTTTTTCTAAATGCCCCAACTGCGGCGCACTTATGGAGGACGAATTATGGCCTACGAAAGCCCAATAACACTGATGACGGAGAAGATAGCGAACGATCTGGCAAACAAGACGGAAGAGCTGATTATGGAGTGCGTTCAGCGTGTCGGTGTATCTGTTGACAAGGACGAACTTGTAAGGGCTATGAACTATGACCGGGGGCAGTACGAAAAAGGATACAAAGATGGCATGAGTGATGCGGTGAAGCATGGGAAGTGGATTGACCATATACGGGACTACTGGTGCAGTGAGTGTGGCGGTAGAATCCAAGAAGAACAGGTGAAACGGTTTTCTATATGCCCATATTGCTTCGCAAGAATGGATGGTGAAGAATGAAAGCGGAGAATGCAGAAAAACTGGGGGAAATAATCGCGGAGGAAGGACTTGGCTGGGTGCTAAAGTATCTTGGAACATACGCAAGCACATACATCACAATTATGGAACACGAGAACAGAGAACTAAACGCAACTATCAAGGCGGCTGACAAGCTGAACAATAAGGGATTACGCAAGGCTGTTAAGACTATTCTGGGAGACGTGATCTATACGAAGGGGAAGAAGAATGAAAAGAGCTGACGCAGGATCTGCTATTACTTGCTGGAGGACTGGATAAAGAAAGATGGCAAGACTGATACATGAAGAAGGCGAGGCAAAGCTGAAACGGGCGGAGCAGATGATCCAGAAGCTGGAGCGGTCAACAGTGATCGACCGGGCAGCTGTGACAGAGCTGGCGAAAATGACGTACTGGCTCCTGGACCGGTGGTGCAGGGAGCATGACAACGGAGGCGGGCATGGGAAGAAAAAAGTACTACCACGTGAATCGTCGGAAGAGCTGGGCATGCCCGTACTTTAAGTGGGACGGACCGACGTTCCTTTCCTGCGAGGCCGGCAGGCCCGGATTCCCGACGCGGGAGAAGGCAAACGAGTATATGACCTGCCATTGCGCTGACGTCCAGGGATGGAAAGAGTGCAGTCTGGCAAAAGCATGGAATGAGTTTCTGGAGGCGAAGGATGATAGAACTGGTGTGTGATATATGCGGAGAGCCAATAGGCAGGAACGCCATACCACGTGGGAGAGAATGGAGACGGATCAGGGTACAGGAAAAGAGATACTTGTTCGACATGTGGGGCTGGTATGAAATGGACTGCCACAGGGAATGTGCGGAGGCGATAGCGACAGCTGCACGGAAAAGGAAGGTAAAAGATGACGAGAGATGAGATTATGAAGCTGAAGAAGCCAGAGCTGAGAATGGCCCTGGCAAACGAGCTGATCAGGAACAGGAACCTGAAGGAATATGTGAAGGACAAGCGGGAAGAGCTTACCAAGCTGAAGGAAGGCGTAGCCGAGATCCGGAAGGCGTATGAGCTGGCCATGTTGCAGATGGCGATCCAGTACGGAGGAGATGACCATACCATTGTGCTGCACAAGATAGACCTGAACGGCTGGACGGCTGACGTGGACCGGGATTCGGAGAGCGGAACTATCATGATAAGAGCGAAGAAGGAGGAAGAGGATGAGGATGCCTGAATATGTTTACGGAATGACCAACAGCAGCTTCTCGTACAACATCACGAGAGAAGAACTGGAGGCGATGCGGATACCCATGCAGTCGGTGAAGTGTTCGGCTGGCATACTATTTGACGCAAAACCGAAGCGGATCATCCGGTCCGGGCCCTGCACGATAGTGTTCTGGGAGGACGGGACCAAGACCATCGTCCGGAAAGCTCCGGATGAAGAGGACAATGCGTATGCTGCCCTCACGGCTGCCCTGGCGATCAAGGCCTTCGGAAGCAATCAGGCGGTCAAGCGGATCGTCGAGATGACGGAAACGCAGGAAAAGAAAGAGAAGAAGCGAGAGACGTGCAATAAGGAACTTCTTAAATTCCTGGATAAGTACTGCGAGGAACTGCAGAAAGAAGAAGGGGGAGCTTAATCGCTCTCCCTTTTTGCTACGCGGACCAATGCTATGTACTCAGATCCGTCGCTCATGTACAGGACTCCGCCTTGCCGCATCTCTTCCAGTTGATCTTCGGTAAGAGTGGCGGAGCAGAGGACTCCATATAGGGTGCTTATTTCGTCTCCGTAGTGTACGATTTTTGACACAAAACCGCAGTCCTCGTCCTCCTCAAAAAATTCCTCAGTTAATCGTTCCTTCATGTTGTTCTCCTTTCATGTCCTCCCGGATCAGCTGCTTTAGATATCCCTGGACGTTCCCGATCCGGTCAAGGTGGGCCAGAATGTCGGCATCTGTCCGGATGTTCAGCTTGATCTTGATCTGCTTGGTATTCCCAGCATCCCACGTGGCCTTGTAGGCCTTTCTTTTTTCTGAGTCTGGCATGGCGTTTCTCCTCCTTCCGGTAGTATAGCAGGTGTACCCGGATGCGTCAACGGGCTTTCCGACCGATGTGTGCCATGCGGTTCGGGTACGCGTCCCAGGGGAGGCACTCATAGATGTTTTGGCCAGGCATCAGCAATAAGGATGAGCGCTGCTTCTTGCCGGTATAGAGGATTGCCCGGTCGCAATCATTCCTGACGCCGTTCGAATAGTAGCAGTCAGGGACCAGCTTCTCCAGAATGCCGACCTTGCAGAGATCCGGCATGCTCTCAGTGCCACAGGACCAGACAACCTTCCGGCCTATCATTCCGGATCGCATGATGTGGCAGATCACTGCGCCGTGCTTCGTAACGTACTCGCCTACTTCCGGCTCCAGAAAATCGAATATGCTCATCTGCCCTTTGATCTGTTTCATGTCATGCCTCCTCAAAAATCCAGTAGTCGTCTTCGATGTAGACGCCGTTTACAGTCTCGCTGCCGTTGAAGCAGTCCTCACACATGAAGATCTCTTCGTCCTCATGCTCGCTGTTCCAGTCGATGCAGGTGCTGAACATGGCCCGGTACAGGCCCCAGGAATAATCCTGGGTGAGCCTGTCCGCCATCTGCATCAGCTGGGCGATCATCTCGCTTCTTGCTGCCATGTCAGTCCTCCTTCTTAGATGAGACTCCCTGAGAATGTCCGGCGGCCGAGCCTCTCGACGGTTCCGTCGCCTACCCAGATGCACTCGTGGTCGCCGTACTTGTCGGTGAAGCGGTCGCAGATGTAGGAGCTGAATCTGTACTCGATGTCGCTTACGCGGAACAGGATGTAGGTTCTATCGTCGCTGGCCTCCAGAAGAGTGATCTGGGAGAGCTTCGGCTCCACGCCGGTGAATGAGCGGATGGCTGCCTGAGCGGTTTTCTTGATATCGGTCTTGGTGTACGTCATTGTTTTGTCCTCCTGGTGTTTTGTTCGGTGCCGGTGTCCCCTGACGCTGATATCGTAGCACATGACGGTGTACCCTGTCAAGCACTTTTTCAAAAAAATTTTTCCGGGCATTTTACCCCGTAGGGGTAAGTTTTTCAAAATCGCTGATCTGACGCATTTTTTTGCAAAAGTTTGGGCAAGATCCGGAAGGCCGCCTGCTATGCTTCATCTGGGAGGTGCGTATGAAGTCCAAGTATGAGACACATATACAGCCATACCTGGACCGCATCAAGATCTGGGTGGCGAAAGGCGCCACACAGCAAGAGGTGGCGGAAAAGCTGGGGGTTGCCCTGTCGACGCTGAAGCTGTGGAAGGGAAAGTACCCGGCCCTTATGACAGCTTTACAGGCCCCCCAGGGCGATATTGACGATCAGGTAGAGGCGTCACTGTATAGGCGCTGCATGGGGTATGACTACGAAGAGGTCACGCGCTGGCAGACCATAGGACGGAACGGAGAGCTGATCTGGCTGGAGAAGCGGGCCATGAAGCACCTGCCGCCGGATCCGTCATGCGTACAGTTCTGGCTAAGGAACAGACGGCCGCAGGAATGGAATAAACCGGTGGCACAGGAAACACAGGATGCAGGTGATACCGGCGTCGTCATGCTCCCGGAGGTTAAGGATGAGTAGCATCGTCTGGAAGCCGCAGGAAAGGCAGCGGATATTTATGAGCCGGCCGGAGTATGAGTGCCTGTTCGGTGGCGCTGCGGGCGGCGGGAAGAGTGACGCGCTGATCAACGAGGCTTTGAGGCAGGTGCATATACCGCACTATACGGGGCTGATTGTCCGGAAGACATACCCGATGCTGGAGGACCTGATAGTAAAGACCAAGACGTATTTCAAAAGGTCTTTCCCTGGGGCCAAGTACAATATCGGATCGCATACCTGGGAGTTCCCGTCCGGAGCAAGAGTGCTGTTCAGATCCTTGCAGCATGAGAAGGACAAGTACAATTTCCAGGGAAAAGCATTCGACTACATTGGGGTAGACGAGCTTACGCAGTTTCAGAATAGTGAGTACGAATATCTGAAATCGCGTAACAGACCCAACGGACCGGGAACACGCGTCTACATCCGGGCAACGGCAAATCCTGGCGGCGTAGGGCATGGATGGGTCAAGGAGCGATTCATCACCGTGGCCCCGCCTATGACACCGGTCGAGGAAGAGATTACCTGGACCATGCCTGATGGGACAGAGGAGAAGCGAATTCAGAAGCGAATCTTCGTGCCGTCGTTCGTATGGGACAACCCCGCGCTGATGCAAAACGACCCGGACTACGTCATGCGGCTGGCGTCCTTGCCGGAGGCAGAGCGGAATGCCCTGCTCTACGGCGACTGGGACACTTTCTCCGGGCAGGTATTTACCGAGTGGCGGAACGATCCTGATCACTACGACGACCGGATCCATACCCACGTGATCAGGCCGTTCAGGATCCCGAAGGACTGGGCCATCTGGTGCGGACTGGACTGGGGCTATTCAAGACCGTTCTCAGTCGGATGGTATGCAGTAGACCATGAGCAGAGAATGTACCGGATCCGCGAGTATTACGGCTGCGCCGGCACTCCGAATGTAGGCGTCAAGATGGAGCCGACGGAAGTGGCAAGGAAGATCAAAGAGATCGAAGCTGACGATCCGAACCTGAAGGACCGGAAGATCCAGCGGGTAGGCGATCCTGCCATCTGGGGATCCGACGGGACGGAGAGCATCGGGGCTCTGATGGAAAGAGAGAGAGTCTATTTCCAGAAGGGCGATCACGCGAGGATAGACGGCAAGATGCAGCTGCACCACCGGCTGGCCTTTGACGAGAACGGAATCCCGATGCTGTACGTCTTCAACACCTGCAAGCACTTTATACGGACGATCCCGGCGCTTGTATACGATGAGAGCGACGTGGAGGACATAGACACTGACGGAGAGGATCATATTTACGACGAGTGCCGCTATGTGTGCATGGAGAATCCGATAGCGCCTCCGAAGAGAGAGGCACCGAAGAAGAAGGAATACAATCCTTTGGATGATGACAAGCCTGTGTACGATCAGTACGCATGGTACAGGAGGTATTGATGAAGATAAAGCAGGGCAATACATACGACGTCGAGCTAACGCTGGCGTTAAAAGACGGGACAGCCGTCACGGAAGCGAATGCTGCTACCGTGGAGGTCAGCCTGGGCAATATGAAAAAGTATTATCCCGGAGACGTGGTTTACGGAGACGGGGTCTGGACCATGCACCTTTCGCAGGACGACACGTTTGCCCTGGAAGGTGTGTTGCCGCTTACGGCCCGCGTAAAGCTGCTCTCCGGTGACGTGGGTGATGCAGACATCGGCGTTGTGGCCGTCAGAAAGAGCAGGAGCAAGAAGAGACTATGAGACTGGTAGGATCAGCTGTCATAAGAAACACGACGGAAGGCAGCGGCGAGCTCTCCGAGAATGTGCTTTCGCGGTCTGCCGGCGTGGATCCGTCGATTAAACCGCTGACGGAGATAAGCATCGGCAATGTGACCACGCTGCCGGCAGGATCTGACGCAACGGCTACGTTGACCGGGACCAAGTATGCAAAGCTGCTGAACCTTGGGATCCCGCAAGGCGCCCAGGGCGAACAGGGACCGCGTGGAGTGACCGGCCCTGAAGGTGCGAGAGGTCCGCAGGGCGAACAGGGCGTCAAGGGCGACACCGGCGCACAGGGGCCGAAGGGAGATCCCGGTGATGACTACGTGCTGACGGCAGCTGACAAGGCAGAGATCGCGGACACGGTCATAGAGGATATCGACGGCCGGTACGTAGAGGTAGAGTCTGCCGGCACGGTGACTATAGACGGCACCGATTACGACACCACCGGCCGCGTGGTAAATGAGGACGGCATAGCATCGCTGAATCACAGGAACGACAGCGGGACCGGGATCATGACACCTGCCAAGAGGATCGAGGTTGGAGAAAAGATCAGCCTGCTGAAGGGCAGCGTGCGGAAAAGCGATCCCAACGGAAAATTTTACCCTACTGGCGGGATGGAGATCGATGGAGACAGGGCAAAACTTTTAGATATGGGTCTGCAAGTGGTCGGTGTGGACGGCAACAACGTGGATCTGTACTGCGACGGAGGGAATGATACTCTCATGCTGGAGTTTACCAGACCAACATACGACGCATACGTCCGTGGCCTGAGCGACACTCCTCTGGACGGATCCTGCGCGGTAAACAAAAACTACGTGGATACCAACAAAGCTGCCGCAGCGGCTACAGACGCGAATCATTATGCGCTGCACGCTGCCGGCCTCCCTATGGGGCAGGTGGATGATACGTCAACATCTACGGCCTTCACGGCGACGATCCCGGGAGTAACGGCATATTATGAAGGATTGGTTGTCATCCTCCGTAACGGCGTGGTCACGTCCGCTTCCGGCTTTACCCTCGACATCAACGGCTTAGGTGCTTTACCGGTCTACAGCAATATGGCGACCGGCAACGACATCACTCCGACCGCTCCGTCAAGGGAGACTACGATCTTTAACATCAACTACACGATGATTATGGCTTACAGCTCTGACATCGTGGAAGGCGGCGGCTGGATCTGCTACAGAGGATACAACAGCGACAACAACACGATCGGATATCAGCTGAGGACGAACAGCAGTACGCTCCCGATGAAGGAGAAGACCTACCGATACAGGCTGCTGTTTACTGCGGCAGACGGATCCGGGTGGGTGCCGGCGAACAAGTCAACGTCCACGAATGCCACAGCAAAGCGCGACACGAATCAGACACCGATTGACCCGCATGGGCCTATTGTCTACTACGGCACGACAACGGCTATTGACGCCGGAAGCAATCCGGGCGGCGCATATCTTTGGCAAGAGTACGCGCTGTCTCTTGGTTACTCGTTCAACAGGACCGGCGCGGCACTGGTACTCCCTTATCCGAAGAACATATATCTGAAGTGTGCGCCGCAGTCTGACGGCTCCGCAATCATTGACGCGGATGATCCGTATGTGTTCGCGCTGCCGACCACAGCTGACGGCAAGATCTATATTCACCTTGGGAGAACATATTCGGCGACAAACATTGAGCTGCTGATGGTTCACCCGGTTTATCACTACTACAACGGCGCGCTCCGGTTATGGACAGGGCCGGTATAAGGAGGAAATCATGTATATCCAAAACGCAGTTTACAAAGCAGTACCGACCGGCTCAATGGAATTCCCGGTCGCGGAAGGCACCGTCATTACTGCCGGTGACGTGACAGGTATCGTCCCGCAGAATGTGACGCTTGCCCCGCCTACGGCCATGATCTACGTGGCAACGGGCGGCACGATTGACTTAACGAGCGAGGCGAACAAGGGCGTTTCGTTCACGGAGGCCCAGATTAAAGAGCTGGGTGCAGACTTTAACTTCATCCCGGCGCAGGAAGGTGGTGGCGGTGGTGGCCTTCCTCCCTACACCTCTGCCGACAAGGGGAAAGGGCTTTTTTTGGGAGATGGCGAAGGAACGGAAACGGTTGTTATCGTGCCGGAGCAGAGCGGAACTTGCATAGACTTGGCATCTATAGGAGCAACAGGTTTAAAAGGCTTCAAACTTGAAGGTGCTGACGAAGATTTCTTCAGAGCTGCAGAAATAGGTGATACGATTACCGAGGCCGGCATAAGCCAAAGCACATACACAGCGGTAGAACTTGCTGCCGGAATCATAGTTTTTAGATCACCAGCAGAACCATATATATTTGTAGGCTATGTTGCAGACGGCGTATATTACGCATCGGGATTGTTTTCCGTTGGCAGCAAAATAGAAGTGTCCAACTTTACCGCTTCCGTCCCTTCAGTAGAACCGAAGTGGGAAAGCTTGTTAATCGACACGATAAATCCGCCTTCCGTAGTTCGAGAAGTGGAAAATCTTGCTGGTGGTACCGTTACGTTTGACTCCTCAGTAAATGAACTGGCAATTTCTTTTGACGGTGAAACGGACACGCTTTTACCCGGGGAGTATATTATCGCCGACATTCAGTTGCCATTGGCTATACTGAAGGAAGAGGGCGGAGAGCAAACAGAACTATTTGTGCCGTCCTTAACGAGAAGTGTAAGTGATGCCATATCTGATGATGCAGACAACTTTTTTGTTTCAAGTGCTTCAAATATAAAATTTTCCGCCAGCCCGAGAATAGTGATAATTTCGCCAGACGCTGTTATCAAGTATGGGACGGACAAGTAATGAACACGCCGCAATAAACTACCCCTCCCGAGTTTCTCGTTTTAGAGGGAGGGAAATAGTTTTCACAAGGAGGATTTCATGACTGATATAGAAAATCAAGTCGACAAGCGGCTGTTTGACGGAGATATCGAAGACTCCGCGCTGAATCATCCGATAGGCGAGAAGGAGATCAAGGCCGCTGCGGAGATCCTGGAGCGCTACAAGGCCGGGAAGGCGAACCTGGACCGGCGGGTAGTGGAGGACGAGGAGTGGTGGAAGCTGCGGCACTGGCCGTTCATCCGTGGCAATCAGCGCACGGTGCTGAACGAAGAAGGCCGGAGAGAGTGGTTCCCCGGACCGGAGCCTGCCAGCGCATGGCTGTTTAACGCCATACTCAATAAGCATGCTGACGCGATGGATAACTACCCGGAGCCTGCAGTGCTGCCGAGAGAGCCGAGCGACGAGCCGGCCGCAAAGGTTTTGTCGAGCGTGCTGCCGGTTATCCTGCAGTACAACGACTTTGAAGAGATCTACAGCGATAACTGGTGGGACAAGCTCCTGCACGGTACGGCTGTTTACGGCGTGTACTGGAATGCGGAGAAGGAGAACGGCCTGGGCGACATCGACATCCGGCCCATTGACCTGCTGAAGATCTTCTGGGAGCCCGGTGTGACCGACATCCAGAAGAGCCGTAACCTATTCATCGTGGAGCTGATCGACCATGACGTGCTGAACCGGCAGTACCCGCAGTTCCACGGCAAGATCGACGGATCCCCGATTGACATCAGCCAGTATATCTACAATGACGCGGTAGACACGACCGGCAAGGACCTTGTCGTTGACTGGTACTACAAAGTCAAGATGGGCAGCAAGACCATCCTGCACTACTGCAAATTCTGCGGGGATACGCTGCTGTACGCTTCGGAGAACGATCCGCTGTACCGGGATAGAGGCTACTACGATCACGGCATGTATCCGGTGGTCATGGACGTCATGTTCCCGGAGAAGGGAACGCCTGCCGGTTTTGGGTACGTTGCGATCTGCAAGGACCCTCAGATGTATATCGACAAGCTCTCCGCGAACATCCTGGAAACGTCCATGATGGGGACGAAAAAGCGATTCATCATTTCCGGCAACACGAACATCAACGAGGACGAGCTGGTCGACTGGAATAAGCCGGTGGTGCATGCGGAAGGCGAGCTGGACGGCACACGGATGATGCCGCTTGAAGTGCAGCCTCCTGCCCCGATCTACATGGACGTCATGACCCAGAAGATCGAAGAGATGAAGGACACGGCCGCGAACCGGGACGTCAATTCCGGCGGATCTGCCGGCGGCGTAACGGCTGCCTCCGCGATTGCCGCGCTGCAGGAGGCCGGCAACAAGGCGAGCCGCGACATGATCGCCGCGTCCTACAGGGCGCAGACCCAGATTGCCAAGCTGGTGGTGGAGCTGATCCGTCAGTTCTACGACGAGGCGCGTGCCTTCCGGATCACGGCACCGAACGGCACAAGCGGCTATGAATTTACCGAGCTGTCGAATGCCCAGATCAAAGAACAGCCGATCATGGGACCTGCCGGGCCGATGATGAGTCCGCAGGGCGAGATCCTGATGCGCCGGCCGGTCTTTGACCTGAAGATCTCCGCGCAGAGACGGAATCCCTTCAGCCGTATGGAGCAGAACGAGCGGGCGAAGGAGCTGTACTCTATGGGCTTCTTTAATCCGGAGCAGGCGCAGCAGAGCTTAACGGCCCTGGACATGATGGACTTTGAAGGGATCGAGAAGGTCCGGGAGAAGGTCTCGGAAGGCCAGACGCTGCTGAACATCGTCCGTCAGCAGCAGGCACAGCTTCAGGCATTGGCGGCTGCTGTTATGGGGATCCCGCCACAAGCCGCCCAGCAGGCCCCTGAAGGCGTTTCAGGCGGCGGACAGCCTGTTCAGCAGGAATCACCGCAGAATGGCAGGAACGAGCTTGCAAGTGCCATGATGGCCGCGCATAAACCGATGACGAGCTACGGGCAGAGACTGGCGCGAAGAAGCACGCCTAACATGGACCTGAAGAGTTCGGCGGCGGCACCGGTATGAGCAAAGTCACGATGATTGAGTATCCGCGTGCTTACGTGGTGATTGCCAAGACGCACGCGAAGACGACGGAGGCTTGCGCCGCGATCAGTTCTATTGTCACGGCGCTGGCTAACTGGTCGTTCATCCACGGCGGGGGAGAGCAGTCCCTCCTGCCTGGAGAGGCGCTCGTCAGCATCCCGAAAGGGCCGGGAGCTGCGGCCGTCTATGAGCTGGCAGAAATAGTTTTCCAGGGGCTTGCCGATAACGGCGAAATAACACTAAAAAAGTGCAAAAGTTTGGGCAAGTCTAAGGAAAGCGTCTGATAACATACAGTTATAGTGTTTCTCCTGGGCAGCGGACCAGCTACCCGCTGCCCGAATAAGAGAGACCGGCACACGGGGCCGTCAAGCCCGCGCACGGCACACGGAGTCGTCAAGTCCGCGAGGAGGAAAATCCATGAGTTTATTTTACGTGCTTGACCTGCACTTATTTGAAGGCGAAGGAGCAGCTGCCGCAGCCGGAGGAGAGGCAGGCGCACAGGGTGAGGCCGTACAGGCCAAAGCTCCCGGGACCACCCGCCGGGGAAAATCGGGCGCATTATCAAACGTCCTTTACGGATCGCAGGCCGATGGCGTAGAGGAAGCTCCTGCCGCCGAGGAGCAGACACCGGAAGTGAAAGTCACTTCCAACACTCTGGAGGAAAAGCGCAAGGCTTTCCGCGAGATGATAACCGGTGAATACAAGGATCTTTACACGGAGGAATTCCAGAATGCCTTTAACCGGAGATTCCCTGAGTACAAGTCCATGCAGGACCAGATCAAAGCGTCCCAGCCTATCCTGGACAAGTTATCTGCCCGGTATAACATTGTGGACGGCGATCTGTCTAAGCTGGAGAAAGCCCTCGATGACGACCATTCCTATTGGTCCGCAGCAGCTGAAGAAGCTGGGATGGACGAAACGACCTACCGCAAATATCAGCTGGCCCTGCAGCAGAATGCGAGACTATTGCAGATGCAGCAGGAGGCGCAGCGCAGGCAGTACGCGGACATGCAGGCACAGAGATGGTACCAGGAAGCAGACGCCGTAAAGGCCAAGTTTCCCGAATTTGACTTTAACCGTGAGCTGCAGAACCCGGAATTTGTCCGGCTGATCCAGCACAACACACCGATAGAACACGCCTACAAGATGCTTCACTTTGACGAGCTGATGAGCAACGCCGTAAACAACACGGCGATCAATACGCAGAAGGCCGTCACGGAGAACATCAAAGCAAAAGGTTCACGTCCCGCAGAAAACGGCACAGCCTCCCAGAGTCCTTTCACCGTGAAGCGGTCCGCCAGCCAGCTGAACAGGCTGGACAGAGCCGAGATCGCCGCACGTGTGAGACGCGGGGAACAGATCTCGTTCTAACGAGGAGATCCCCCGCTGACATTATCACGGAGGATCAAGATGAATCTTTTATTTAAGCTCAATCTGCACTTATTTGCACCTAATACCAACGTAACTACCGATTCCGACCTGTCGGTCGAGATGAAGACTTTCTACTCCGATTACCTGATCGACCTGGCCGAGCCGCTGCTCGTGCATGATCAGTTCGGACAGAAGCAGCCGATCCCGAAGAACGGTGGCAAGACCATCGAGTTCCGGAAGTACAGCCCGCTGGCCAAGGCCCTGACTCCTTTAACTGAAGGCGTCACTCCTAACGGCCAGAAGCTGCAAGTCACCAACCTGACCGCGACCGTTGCTCAGTACGGCGGATATGTGACCCTGTCTGACGTCCTGCTCTTAACGGCCATCGACAACAACCTGCTGCAGGCTACCGAGCTTCTGGCGTCCCAGGCCGGCCGTACGCTTGACACTGTGACCCGTGAAGTCCTGCAGGGCGGTACCAACGTCCAGTACTGCGGCGGCGTTGCTGCCCGTGCGTCCCTGTTCTACACCGACGCCGACACCAACTGCAACATGACCTTTGACGACATCCGCAAGGCGGCCCGTACCCTGAAGGTACAGAATGCCCAGAAGATCAAAGGCAGCTATGTTGCTATCGTTCACCCGGACGTCGCCTACGACATCATGAGCGATCCCAAGTGGGTCAACGTCAAGACCTACAGCGATCCCGACGGCATGTATGAAGGTGAGATCGGCAAGATCGAAGGCGTTCGTTTCGTGGAAACCACTGAAGCGAAAGTCTACAAGGATGCCGGTGCATCCAGCCGTGACGTGTACGGCACGCTGGTCCTGGGCGCCAATGCCTACGGCGTAACCGAAGTCACCGGCGGCGGCCTGCAGCACCTGGTCAAGCAGCTGGGTTCTGCCGGCACCGAAGACCCGTTAAATCAGCGGGCCACGGCGGGCTGGAAAGCTCTCAAAGTGGCGGAGAGACTGGTCGAGACCTACATGGTCCGTATCGAGTCCACGTCCAGCTTCGACGACGCTCCGGCCAACTAATTCAAAAGCCCCCGTCTTTCGGGGCGGGGGCAATCTAAGGAGACTATATGGCAACAAAGAAAGTAATGGATACACCGGCGGAAGACCTTGAAGAGAAGGATCCGCGTGAAATGACACCGGAAGAATCAAAGAAATACTGGGCGGAGCTTGTTCCTTTCAGAGCCTTTAAGGATTCCGGAAAGTACCATGATGACATCGTCGTCGGGATCAATGGCAGGATCTGGCAGGTCCAGCGCGGAAAGCAGGTCATGATTCCGAGAAACGTGCGGGAGGTGATCCTTGAATCTATGGCCCAGGACGAGGCCACGGCAGAACTGATCGACCGCGAGACGACCAAGTTTGCCGAAGAGTCCAAAATCTACGGATAACTGAATACTACCGCGAGGCGATTAAGTTCGCCACTGAAATCTTACGACACGGCGTAGGGCCCCTGCGAAGGAGTCCCACGCCTTTTTTACTCTAAAGGAGGAATCAATGTTAAGCGAAAAGACCCATGACATTTTCAGAAAGCTGCAGCTGATCTTTGCCGCACTGTCCGGTTCCCTGGCTATCCTGATGAGCGCGATTGATCTGGGACAGGTCGGCGTGATTGCGACGGCAGTGCTTGCCGCCTGCGGGTACTTTGTCGGATACATGGCCGAGAACGACAGTGCCAAGTACTTTGAAGATAAGGTCATTATCCCGAATGACATGGAGGTAGACGGATGATAAGAGTCGGCAGCGCAAGAAGCGACGAGAATTTTAATGATCACTCCGGAGCTGCCGGCGATCAGAGACAGACGAGCGCCCCGGACTATTCCGGCGAATGCTCCATGCAGGACTGGTACCTGCACTCTAAAGGCTGGGTGGTGATCAGGCCCAGGAACCGGGCGGCTGCCGAGAAGATCGCGCAGGACATGGAATACATCTGCAACAATCCGCATATCGGATACGACCAGTGGCAGGATCAGACGCTGTTCAACGTGGCCAGGCCGCTGGGCTTTAACTGCTCACTGGTCACGAAGGACTGCGAGACCGACTGCGCGAAGGCCGTGCGGGTCTGCTGCTGGTATGCCGGAATCGAATGCCCGGATTTCTGGACCGGCACCGAGATCAGCGTACTGGAAAAGACCGGGGCCTTCGACATCATCCGGGATCCCGATATCTGCAATTCCTGGGAGCGGCTTTGCAAGGGCGACATCCTCTGCACCAAGACCTCCGGCCATACCGTGGTGGTGCTGGACGATGGCCCGCTGGCATACGCGGACGTTGATGAAGGAGCCTACGCGTACAAGGCTGTACGGGACGTGTGGCTTAGGACCGGCCCCAGCACCGACTACGCGCACCTGGTGGTGATACCTGCCGAGAAGCTGATGGCCGGCACCGGAAAGATCGTCAACGGCTGGGCGGAAGGATCCTACAAGGGATACAAGGGCTTTGCGAGCATGAAGTACCTGGAACCGGTGAGGAAGGAAGAGCTTGTAGCGACTGGCACGGCAAGACTGCGGAAAGGGCCGGGCGTGATCTATGCGACGCTGGACTACATCGCCAAGGGCGAGACGATGGTCCCGACGTGGGCGACGCAGAACGTGCTTGGGACTGTATGGTACGAAGTGGTCTACAAAGGCACGACCGGCTGGGTGAGCGGCAAGCTGGTAAAGGAGGCATGACATGACATTACAAGAAGCACTTAACGATGCCAACATGGTCCGCCCGAATGACATAGACGATTCAGTCAAGGCAAAGGAGCTTTACAAGGGCCTGGAAGGGAAAGTGGCCGACATGATCGGCGTTGACCCGCCTGTAAATCCTTTCCCGGATGACGCGGAGCTTCTGATGCCGGATCCGTTCGACGATATCTATCAGTGGTATCTCATGGCGATCATTGACCTATACAACGAAGAGACCCAGCTGTACGCGGATGACTACCGGATCTTTGAGGCCAAGTGGGCTGCGGCTCAGGCGTGGTACCGGAGGATGACGAAGCCGGCGAACACGAAGAATTGGAGGGTAATGTGATGCTGTTACCGGAGCTGCCCTATATGACCGGGAACAGGCGGATCCCGCACAACAAGCTCCAGACGCTGGAGTTCCGGGGCCTTAACCTGACGAACAGCGCCGGCGACGGAGAGTTTGTAGATACCATCGGCCTTCAGTCTGCGGAGTATCCGTACCTGACCCAAATCCCGGCGCGGACGCAAGTCTCCGGGTATACATCTCCGACGGATATATACGTCTGGGACAGGGACTTGTTCGTCGTTGACGGGACAAACCTTAAAAAGAACGGGACAGTGATCGGCACCGTGACCGCCGGCCAGAAGAAAATGGCTGTGATCAATACGAAGCTGGTGATCTGGCCTGACAAAAAGTACGTTGATCTGACTGATGACTCGCTCAATACCCTGGGCGACGTCCCGGATCTGGACTTTATCTGCAGCTCCAACAACAGGATCTGGGGCTGCAACATAGAAAACAATACCATCTATGCGTCCGCGCTTGGCGATCCTACAGACTTCACCACGTACGGCGGCGACACCGGCCCGTATGCCGTGGCGGTCGGATCCGAAGGCGACTTCACTGGCATCTGTAACTACGGCGGGGCGGTGCTGGCCTTCAAGGAGAACATGCTGCACAAGATCCTGGGCTCGTATCCGTCGGAGTATTACATGGTCGATTCACCGATCTACGGCGTACAGAAGGGATCCGAAAGAAGCCTGGTCATCATCAACAACATTCTGTACTACAAGGGCGTCTACGGAGTTTACCAGTACGGCGGGAATCAGCCGGTGATGGTTTCCTATAACCTTGGCAACGGCATCTACACGAATGCAGTGGCCGGTACGGACGGAAGAAAATACTACGTCAATATGGCGGATCCGGCAGGCAGCTATCACTTGTATGCCTACGACCTGGCGCATGGCTTGTGGCTGAAGGAAGAGGACGGCCGGATGACAGCGATTACGAACCTTGACCGTGACGTGTACTTCCTGAAGGACGGTGCGCTGAACATGATCGGATCCGGAGTCGATCCTTCGCTGGAATGGTACGGAGAGTTCGCCGAAAAAACGGAAGGCGTCTTCTCCCGAAAGGGATACCTGAAGCTGCTGATGCGTCTGGACATGACACCGGGCAGCAAGATTACAGTCCAGGCGAAAGAGGACAGAAAACCTTACCGGAAGATCTGGCAGCAGGCGGCGACGAAGAAAACGACGCTGCTGATCCCGATCCGGCTGGGAAGGTGTGACCGCTGGCAGCTGAAGCTGGAAGGCATCGGGGAGGTTGTTGTGCGCGGCATCGCACGCGAATTTGTTACGGGGAGTGAGAAATGATAGAGACATTAGGCGGAGCAAAATATATCGAGAAAGATCCCCCGATGGTCGGCGACGCGGATCTCAGCAGGAAAGTCGTTGACTATCTGGCGTATCTGAAAGAGCAGATCAATTTCATCCTGTCAACGAACGGACGGCGCGTGACAAAAGTCTCCGGCGAGGCGTCAAGCGCAGCCGCAGCGGCAAGCAGCGCAAACTACCAGGAGCAGCTGGTCTATAAGTCTGCCGCTGCCGGCACGGCAACGATGGCAAAACCAACCGCATGGGTGACGGACGAAACCGGGGCGCAGAACACGTGGACGCTGAAACGGCCTCCATATAACTCAAGCTATCCAGTCCTTTTCATAGCGACACAGAGGAAGTCCGTCGGCGGAGAAGTCTCTTGTACGACGCCGATGATCGACGACACAACGACGGTGATTGACGGTGGAAACATCATTACCGGCACTGTAACAGCCAACGAGATCGATATCGCGGACCTGTTCGCACAGAACATAACGGCATCGAATTTTAATATTACTGGCGGGAGCATTGAAATAAATACAAATAACGCATCTGAAGACAGGATCGTACTTCGATATGATGATTTTGAACTATCTCTGTCTCCGAGCGCAATCAACGCCATATATTACGACCACAATGATCATACGAAATATAGGGTTGTTCAACTGGCGTCGTTATTTGCTGGTCTTAGAGTAATGGACACAGATGGTGCTATTGGCGGTATCGCGATTGGGCATCGGGTATGGATTGGTGGCGAGGGGTATGGCGGCCAGGATGGACAATATGAAGTGTATGATTCTGCTGGCAAAAAGAGAGCGCAGTTAGACAAGACCGGCCTTACCTTCTACGACGCGAACGGCAACGTCACAAGAAGCTATCCTGCTACATAAGGAGGTTACATGAACACAGTAATTGCATTATTTAATCCCGGCAGCAACAAGACCACGACGGCCTTCCGGTACCAGTACGACTACGGCCAGCGGCTGCAGTTCGTCGGTATCGATCTGCCGGCCACATACACGGTACACTTTTCAAATTATATCGACAACGTGGCCAAGAAGGTCCTGGGTGATTCTACCGGCGTAGACATCCCGGACGAGTACCTGGAGACCGGCCTTCCCGTCTATGCGTGGGTGTACCTGCATTCCGGTGAGAACGACGGCGAGACTGTCTATGAGGTCACGATCCCGGTGAGGAAGAGAAGCGAGCCGGTTGACGAAACGCCTACACCGGCGCAGCAGAGCATCATCGATCAGCTGGTAGAAACGGTAAGCGACGTAGAGGACAGAGTCGAAGCGGTCGAAGAAAAAACGGATGCCGGCTATATCGTCCGAATGAGAACCGCGAGCATCAGTTTTTCAAACGAAGTGACTATAGGCGGCGTGAGGCTTGACGACGTGCCTTTGCAGAACGCTGCGGAGCAGATTGGGACGAGCGGGTGGTACAAGCACACGATATACCTTTACCCTGCGGCATCCGGCACCGGCGTAGATCATCTTTCAACGATGAGGCCTATCTGGAATTGCGACGTGTATTCAAAAACAAAAGGCGTATCCATCCCCGCTGCGGTGCGGTCAGAAGGCGAGCCCGGAAACTGGACGCATCACGTGGTGACGTTCTACTATCCGGAGGCTTTAACAGGACTTTTTGAGGTCGCGTATTTAATTCTCGCACGCGGCGGATTGGGAGGTTGATCATGGGAGACGTATGGGGCCCGGTTATCATAGCGATCATCGGAGCAGTTGGGTCTGTGCTTGGCGTCGTCCTGCAGACGAGCAAGGCGGCGCGTGACACGGACGCAAAGATCGCGCAGGCACAGGCAGTATTTGAGGCGCACGTCACGGAGCAGATCAGCGGGATCCGGGCGGACGTTAGCCGATTGGAGAGAAAACAGGACTCACACAATCAGCTGATCGACCGGACGTATGCGCTGGAGAAAACAGCAGAGCTTCAAGGCGCAGAGCAGAAGCGGCTCGGTGAGAGATTAAAGATCCTGGAAGGGAAGGGAGCATAAGATGGCACTGAATAACAACAATCGATATTATACCCCGGACTATTCCGGGAAGAAGAAGAAAGACGAGAATAAGGAGTCGTGGCTTTCCCAGGTATCCAACACCGTGAAGAACGGGATGAAGAACACGGCGAACAGCGTGATGAATTATCTCGCTGAAAACCTTCCTGAGAATAGGCCCGATGGCGGAACCGTTGATCCGTACCCGACCTATTCTTCCCCGACGGCTGGGGCGGCATATTCCTACAACGGCCAGCGGCCGACCTGGAGCTGGGACCGTGAAGCACCGACGTTTACCTGGGACCAGCAGGCACCGACATGGCAGTGGGACGAGAACGGAAGACCGGGAGAGTTTACCTGGGATGAGAGCAAAAGACCGGGCGAGTTTGCCTACGACGGCGAGCGGCCTGTATACGACAGCCGGTATGATCCGCAGATCCAGGATCTTGCCAGACAGATCCTGAACAGAGAAGCGTTCTCTTACGACTACAACAAGGATCCGCTCTATGCTCAGTATGCAGAAGCCTATACCCGGAACGGCAACAACGCCATGCAGGATACGCTGGCGCAGGTTTCCGCGAGGACCGGAGGGCTTGCATCGTCCTATGCCGGCACAGCTGCTCAGAACACCTACAACAGCTATATGCAGGCGCTGAACGACAAGATCCCGGAGCTGCAGCAGATTGCCTACAACATGTACCGCGACACCGGCAACGACATGCGGAGCAACATGAGCATGCTGCAGGGCCTGGAGAATATGGATTACGGCAGATATCAGGATGCGCTTGGCCAGTACAACATCGACCGGAACCTTGCCTACAATCAGTGGGCGAATCAGCTGGATCAGTTTAATGCCGACCGCAACTTCGCGTACCAGCAGAATCAGGACGCTTGGAACAGATACTACAACGACCGCAATTTCTCCTACGGCCAGTTCCAGGATCTCCTGAATCAGTACAACGCTGACCGCGCACTCAGTTTCGACGAATTCCAGACAATGATGAATCAGTACAACAATGATCGCGGATTTGAATACGGCGTCTATGCTGACCAGATGGACCAGTACAACAAAGACCGCACCTGGGATTACAATCTCTGGTCCGACAATCTGTCCCGGCAGGAGGCAGCTGCGAAGGCTGCGTATAACGCGAGAGTCGCGGCGTGGAATGCTGCGAACAGCGGGAAGGGCAGCAGCAATAGCAGTTCCAGCGGCACAGGCAGCAACACTCCCAGCACGACAGACAGCGCGAACACCAATGAAAGACCTACGTCCGGAAATGCTCCCATGACGGCAGAAGCTGTGGCACGTCAGATGGCAGATGCTTACAGAGAAGATCCTGATCAGTACGACTACGGCGTATGGAACACGCGTGGCGGATATGAATACATGGGCAAAACCTACTCTGACAAAGACAGTCTGTTCAATGCCATTGCAAATTCCGGAACGTCCGACACGACGCTCGTGAATACCATTGAAACGATGCTGATGAACGGCGTTATAACGCAGGCCGAATACAATGATCTGATGGGTAGAACACAGAAGAAAACAGCCAGCAATACTGACAAAAGACGAAGCAATATGGCTAATTAGGAGGCTGCAATGACTGGTTGGGATGCATTAAAAGCAAGGACTTCCGGATCCAAAAATGAGGACGGCTGGAATACGCTAAAGAAACGGACGTCCGAAGTGACGGACTGGAGCAGCCTTGACAAGAACGAAAAAAAGGCTGCTGCCGAAAAGGAGAAGACCAGAACATCTTCCATGCCGACGCAGGAAACGGAAGAGCAGAAACGCTATCAGCAGTTCCAGATTGACGTTGCGAATGCGATTGATCAGGCGTCCTCAAAGTACATCGGCGATGACTGGCGGAAGCAGCAGGACGTAAGGAACAGAGATCTTACCTATCAGGATACTTTCAGTAACAGGCAGAACCGGCAGACTCCAACCTATACGCCTGATTATATGGATCTTGCCGTAACAAAGCTGAAGAGCAAGCTGGCGACCGAAGAGGTTAAGCCGTACACGAATTTCCAGTCGGAACAGCTTTCCCGCAATGACCGGGACGCTTTGCTGAACAAGTATTCCGAAGCGACAAAAGCTCTCAATGAACCGGGCGACTGGAACACGCGGTCAAAGGCATATCTGGATGCCATCTACGAAGCCGGCACTCATGGTGGCGTAGAAAAACTTCTTGCCGAGCAGCAGGCTGATGCGGAGAACGACCGCGAGTACGGCCGGCAGCTGAGAGGCGTAGACATTTCCGGCATGACGACCGGAGAACGGATCGCCGGTACTCTTGGCGGTATCGCACAAGGCGCAGGCGCGCAGATCGCAGCAGGAGGCTTGGGGCTTGTAGCGTCCGGGCTGAACAGCGCTGCAGCGCAGGCAATGGAAGAATACGGCCCCGCGCTGGAGCAGGCGGCGAAGATGCTGTACTGGGGTCTTTACGATGATCCTACAGGTGACTTCTCCGAGCAGGAAAAGGCTGTAAGGACAGCCGCTGCCTACATCGGCGGGGACGCGTACGCTGACAAGATGATCAACCGCGTCCGCGACTATGCCAATCAGGCAAGGCAGAACGGAACGGAAATCTACCTGTCCAATACGTTGTTTGATAACCTGGATAAAGAGGACGTCCTTTGGGAGAACCTGCAGGGGACCATCAAAGGCTCTGGCGTATATGAAGGCATAAACAAGATGCAGGAGGCCTCACAGAAGAACATCCAGTATGCCAAAGACGTAAATGTGATCCAGAGCAAGTTCGGCGACTCCCTTGTCGAGGCCGGCGTAAGCACGCTGCAGAATACTGCTGACGCGGCAATGGCCGCACTGCTTGGCCTTTCCGGCGGCGCTGCTATGATCCCGTTTGCCTTAAGGGCTTACGGCGGGAGCTATTCCGAAGCGCTGCAGCAGAGCGGTCAGCTTGGCGAGACCATCGGAAGAGACGTAGCGAAGAAGGCTCAGAAGTACGGACTGGAAACGGCAGCTGTTGAAGTCGGTACTGAAATGATGTGGGGCATGGTCGGCGCCATGAGCAAGGTCACGAACGGCGGCGCTCTGGATGACTACACGCTTAACAAGATTACCGAAGCTCTCAGCGGAATGGCCAAGACCGAACAGGGCCAGAAGGCTCTTGCATGGATCGGCGAGAAGGTCATCGGCGGCGTTACAGAAGGTCTTGAAGAAGTCGTGGGCGATTATGCCAACTGGATCCTGAACACGGCCGGCATCATGAACGGAGCCCCGCGTCAGGATTTCGACGAGGTCTTCAGAGAATCCATCCACAGCTTTGTCACCGGCGCACTTGGCGGTATCATGGGTGAAGCGACGAACATTGTGGCGCAGCCTATGCAGAGATCCCAGATCGGCAAACAGCTTAAGGCTGGGAATCTGACAACGGATAACGGCCAAAAGATCACGCCCGAAGAGATCCTGAATATAGCGAACCTTCCCGGCATGGAGAATACCACGCTGGCGAAGACGGTTACTGATCTGTACGGCGGTCTTATGCGGAATTCGGACAGCTTCTCCAATGAAGAGCTTGGCCGTCTGTATGAGGCGTATGAGGCTACGATGGGCCGGTCCGATACCGCGATATCAAGAATCGCAGACGCGATGGATAAGGTCGAGGATGGACAGCGCCTGTCAAACGGCGAGGTCAACCGGATCACGCAGAATCCCGACGCAGTCCGATATCTCCAGCAGAATGCCGGCATGGCGGACCTGGATTACAGCGGACCCATCACAAACAGGAGAGACGCTGTAGAGACGGCGCTGAAGGCACTTGCAAGCCAGAATACGGGACTTTACGACGCCATGATGCAGAATGCCGCAGAGAACACGGAAGAGGCTCAAAACGCCCGTAACGACGCGCTTCAGGCAATCATGAATCGGCAGGCTTTGCCGGGTGAGATTGCGGACCAGTATATGGCTGACGTGTTCGATCAGTCGGCCAGGGATGCCTTAAAGGAGCGCGGTGTGAGCGACGAGGCGCAGGCCGCTATCGCAAGCACGCTTACGCCCGGACAGGATCTTAATGTGGCTGCAGATGAAGCGGCGAACATTTATAAGCAGGCCAGGACCGGCAGCGAGATGTCGGATGAGATCCTGGAGAATGACAAGATTAGTCCCATGACGGCGTCGGTCGCGTGGGATGCGGCGAGAGCAGAATATACAAAGGAGCTGACCAATGGAGGAACAGAAGAAGAGTTACGTTTACGCACAGGGTTACAAGGGACTGACGGCGAGAGTACCGGCGGACAAGTTCAAGGAGTGGAGCAAGCACCAGGCAGCGTTGAACTCCGGGAAGGCACAGCCGGATTCGAAAGAAGCAGACCGCTTTCTGGAGTTTATTCGCAACCTGTAAGCGCTGCCGAGCTTGGCATTATCGGCGGATCCACCAATAAGAACATCCGGATCCTGACGAACAGCACAAATCCGCACGTCCTTATGGCCCAGAAGATAATCGAAGCGCAGGGCCTTAAGTTTGTGGCGTTTACCGGCGGCGCGATGGAAATCAACGGCGAGCAGGTAAGAGGTTATTACGACCCGAC